TTCCTGTCCGGCATTCTGCTTGGCCGGTAACATCCAAACTGCTCCATATACGCAACCGCACCCGATAGCGAGTTGTCCGGTAGTCCGTCGTAGTGCTTGAATCCGTCGGCGTCTGTTTCGTGTATCACCCGCTGGACTGCCCGCCTGCGGAAGTATGGTTCCATCGTCTTCAGGATGGCAAGGTCCATGCCCTGTGCGTCAGTCATCAGCGTCTGAATCTGCTTGACGCCGAACCATTCAAGGAACTCGCCAAGGTTTACCACCTGCACCTCTACCTCGCCCTGTTCGCTCAGGTCCGCTTGTGGATACAGCTGGCGTGCCTGCTCCGTGCAAACGCCGAGGCTGCTGCTGACTCCGTTCGTGTTATACCTTCGCATCTTGGCCCGGCAGGTAGCTGGACCGCAAGCCGCTTCGACTACGTGGAAAATATCGGCGATGTGTGCGTTATGCTGCCGCAGGTACGCCGCAGCATCTGGCAGCGGTTCAAACATAAAAAAGCGGTCGTGCCCTTGCAGTAGCCGCAGCATCTCGGCATCCCCACGGTTCGGCCCGACGCAGACGAAGACACGCTCACTCATAGGCTGGACAGCTCCTTGACGCCATCCGCCCGCCAACTGGTGACCAACGCCTTGACCGCTTCCACAAACTCCGCTGGCTGTTTGTCCGCTGCCGCCAGCAGTGCGTCCTTATGCCGCTTGCAGTATCCGGCCACGTCACAGTCCTCCGCCCCCGCTGTTGATTCCAGCCGTTCCTGCCATCGAGCGTAAAAGCCATCGACCCAGTCCACGAAGTTCTTCGCCCGCAGGCCACGCTGCTCAATGCGGTTGCATTCGACGCCGACCATGTGCTGGAGCTGGGCCTGTGCCGCTGGTGCTGCCGTTGGCGTTTCGGTTTCAGTGGTGCCGTCGCCTGCCGGGTCCACTTCGTCGGTCGTGATGTTCGGGTTAGAGTAGACATCGCCGCCGCTGTAAGGGTTCATATCCAATTTGGCCCGTGCCTCGTTCGGGTTGATAATCTTGTGAACAATGCCCTGTGCCAGCGTGTCCACGGTCGTCTTCATGTCGGTCATGATGAGCGTGCCACGGTTAAACTTGAAGTAATACTGGTCCGCCATCTTTTCGCGGTCAGTCAGCAGTTTGGCGCGGCACTGCATTTCCCATTTGACCAGCCAGCGGTTCAGGCAGGACTGCAACTCCGAGAGCTGCTTCTGTTCGAGGCTGGAGTAGCTACTGCGGCTTTCATCGCCAGGCATCGACTCAAGGCCGAACCAGAGCATAATGTCGGTGCGGTTGAACTTCTGTTGTTCGACGAACTGGGCATCATGGTTCGACATCGTCAGCACGTTAGCCGTTACGCCCTCCCGCAGCAGTCCGACCAATTCCCCGTCTTCGTTGTGATGCTTGCGGAATGTAGTCAGGAACTCCGCCGCCTGCTTCTCGTCACGGAATGAACCGGGCGGGGCCTGTAGCATCAGCCGCCCAGTGAATCCCTTTTCGCTTTGCTTCGTCGCCAGCCGCTGTCCATTCAGCCCCATTGAAATCGACTCACGGGCCACGCTGGCAAACGACTTGCCCTCGATGCCGTCATAGCCGAAGCCTTGAATGTGCAGAACGTCCCGGTCGTGAATGACTACGGTCGTCTCAGGGTTGGCAGTCATCGCCGCCTCGAAGTCGCCAGCGTAGGCAGCGATGCGGTCGTGGTCCATGTTCGGGTTGGTTACGTGGTACTTCTCGCCGCCGACCATGTAGGTCTTCGTCCGGTCAGGCATCAGCGGCAGCAGCTCCGTCGGCCTGCCTGCTTGGCGAATCACCACCGCCCGCCCATTGCCCCAGCCGATAGCGTGGCCCTGAATGGTTTCCTTCCAAACGTCCGCGGTCTGATAGTCGTTGGGTTGCCACCGCAGCAGGTTCCAAACCGGATGGCCAATTCCGTCGTCGCTTCCGCCTCCGTCAATCTTACGGCGAATCTCCAGCGGCATCTGGCCGACCATGCCGCTGATCTTCGACATGGCATACCACACGCCAGCCAGCCCCAGCATCGTATGCGGGTTTACTGGCGTCACGCCGTCATCGGTTCCGTTGAACCATTTAATCAGGCCATTGAGTCCGAATCCCATCAGTGCCACTCCATTAGCCGATGAACAAGCTGCCAGTAAACTTCGACTTACAAACCATAACCGCACGCATCGCCATCAAAGACGCAACCACCGCATCAATCTTTTCCTTGCTGTGCTTTTTGTCCGGCATCACCTGGTCCCGGCTGTTGCGGTTAATGCTCATGTTCAAGGCACACCACCGCAGCACCGGGTCATTCACTGCCGGCCGCAATCGCCCCTCGACCGCTGCGTTTTGGAACTCCAGCAGTACCTCATTAAAGTGGTGATGGGCCTGCGGCATCTTCACCGCAGTAAGTCCTGCCGCGTCCAGTTCGTCGCCGAGTTGGCTTGCGTTGTACGGGTCAAACGCCACCATCTGAATGCCAAGTTCCTCGCATTCATCCAGCAGCGAATCACGCAGGCTGGCCACGACGTAGCGACATTTGACCAACTGCCCGCTGTGTATCCAGTGCGACCACGGTTGCTGCGTCAAATCCCGCCTCGATTCCTCACTGATGAACGCCCGGCTCCGCATTTCGTAACGGTAGATGGGCCGCAAGTTTCCGGCATCGTCTTCTGCCTCGCCGACTTTGAACCGTGCCACCAATCCGTATGCCGCTAGATCATCTTTGCCGCCCAAGTCCACACCCGCAGCGATGGCATCCGCTTCGTCCCAGTTCGACAGTGGTGCGACGATGCTATCCCACAGCTCCGCCGTGATGCCGTTCTCCACGCTGGAGACGGTACGGTTACAGTGGTAACGCATGAAGTCGTGCCGGGCCTGCGGCTTGTTCTTGGCCTTGGTCGCCTGCTCGCTGAGATAGTCGAGCTTCACCGAGATGTTCAGGTTCGGGTTGGCCTTGACCCAGACAGCCGGGTCGAACGGGTCATCCGCCTCGTCGATTTCGTAGATGATGCCGAACGTGGAATCGTCCTGCCAGTCGCCCTTGATGACGCCGCGGGTGTAGGTCAGTTCCTCGTTGTAGATGCGGCTGCGGTCATTGCCCGCCGTGGTAATCATCACCTGCATCGGCTGGGTCCGTGCCGCACTGCCGGTCGTCATCGTGGCGTAAAAGTCCCGGTGATACTCCTGCCAAGCGTGCAGCTCGTCGAAGAATACGCCGTGAGGGTTCAAACCGTCGTATGGCTTGTCTGAACCTAATGGCCGCAGGAAAGAATTGGTCGCCTCGAATGCGACATTGTCTTTTGTGATGCTGGCGTGCCGCCCAAGGTACGGCGACTGCCGCAGCATCCGGTTGGCTTCCTTGTGGATAATGCGGGCTTGGTCCAGTTTCGTCGCCCCGATGTAAACCTCGGCCCCAGCCTCCCGGTCTCCCGCCGTCAGCAGCAAGGCCAGCCCGGCACAGTAGGAAGACTTGCCATTCTTGCGGGCCACGCTGATGAATGCCCTGCGGAATCGCCGGGTGCCGTCCTCGCGTTCCCAGCCGAACAGGTTCCAGTTAATGAACGCCTGCCACGGCGAGAGGTGGAACGGATGCCCGACGAACTCGCCGATGGAATGCCGCAGCAGCATCGGGAAAAACTGGCACGACTTCTCCGCCCGCTGCTGGTTCAGCCGATAGGGAAAGTCCGGTGTCTGCTGCCGCTCCAAGTCCCGCTGATACCTGGCAACCGCTGCCTTGACCATATCGCACGCCACGACCGAGCCGTCCTGCACGTCGTCGCAGTAGCTTGTCACAGCATCACGATATAGGTTCGCACGAATCAATTAAGTCCTGCCTTCATAAACTCAGCGAACGGGTCAGCGTCCTTCTGCTGCTGGTCGACCTTCAGCCCTGCCCGGTCAACAGGCGACAGGCCGAACTGCTTGCCGAGTCGGTCGTATTGCCCGCACAGTTTCAAGTAAATCTCAATTAGCTTTCCATCAAGCGGCGACGATTCAATTGCCTGCTGCAAGTCGTTGAGCTGTTGACGGATGAACGCCAGTTGATGCAGCTTGCCCTCGTCGCAATTCTTCAGCACGCTTTCCGGCAGCGTCTCCATTACGTGCCTCCACTGGCGTTTGCCGTCATCACGCAGCGATTCTGGTGGAGTTAATTGCAGTGGTGCGTTGCTGAATATCACAGACTCCAAACGGTTGCCGTGCCGGTCCTCCCGGTAGGTGCCGTCTAGCTTGTGCTTCGCTGCAATCTTCGGTTTGCGTCCTTGTTGGCCTTTGTAACCAGCCATTTTTCGAGTCCGTTCGTGTGTAAAGGTCAAAAGAGTCCTTCATTTTGCCAAAATGCGTTCGTGTG